CTCCCGTCACTCTGTAGTTGATACCTTGTGTCATTTTTGTGGATGTTTTTGGTGTCTTTGAAGACACGGGTTATTGGTTGATTGAATTAGTTAAAAACGCGATGGCTTGGGCTATCTCCTCAGCGGTGTTGGTTGACTTAACCACGCCCGCCTCATCGATGCGGACTGAGACGTTACCCGTCAACCCCTTAAAGGTCATTGTGAAGATGGTTGCTGAGGCGGTCTCCTCTGTAGACTCCGCCACGTCTCCCTCTCCCTCAGTCTCCGCCTCCTCTGAGGTCACCTCAGAGTCGATACCCGCTGAGGCGAATTTCAACAACCCCGCCAATGAGCGGTCGCACTTTTTGTTCTCCGCCTCCGCCTCATCGCACTTGGCTTTGAACGTGTCCACCACCTCAGCCTCAAGTCCACCTACTTTGAGCAACTTGCCAAAGTACGAATTTTGCACCCCAAACACCTTTGAGGCAAGGTCGGTGCGCGTCCAACTTACACCCTCCTCTTGGCATAGGGCTTGTCCCTCAGCGGAGGTGAACCACTCGAAAGACGCCTTGGCTACTTGGCTCAACGCTAAGGTGTGGTCGAACTTTTTCTTCTTGGCGTTGGTAATACCGCGGTTGATGGCGGTTACCTCTGTAAGGCGTAACCCCGCCTTTACTTGTGGGTTTCTGAGGAAATTTGCCTCGATGCTTAGTAAATTTTGCATAACTTATTGATTTTGAGTTGTTTAGCTCCCGAACCACCACCGCGGTGGCTCATTGGCAGTACAAAGATAGTTCAAATTTCGTCTAATGCAAATTTTGAGAAGGCTTATGTGGCGCGGGTTTCAGAGGGTCGATGCTCTGTATCCCTTTATCCATCAACGTTTCAGCTATGTACAAAAAAAGTACATTTTTTTTTCATTGATTTCATTTTCTCAGTGTTTACGCGGGTTTCAGAGGGGGTGGGAGGGGAAAGAAATTTAGAGGGGCTGAGGGGGGTTGAGGGGTTGCCCTCCCTCTGAGGGTCTCTTTATCTTCTGTAACCCTTGTGGGGCGGGGCTTTGCGGGGGTGTTGTGTCTTTGAAGACACGAAAACAGGGCGCGTCCTGTAGCGCGTCTCCTGTAGTGGTGGGTTGACTGAGGGGCTGAGGTTGATTGATGGAGCGGAGCGGGGGGGGGGGGGGGCTACAGAGGGGCGGAGGGAAAAAGGCCAAAAAACGCGGAGGGGTCACCCGAAACCGACCCCCCCACCCTTTGCTCGAGCACGTTTTCCGACGGGGGGCAGTCGGCGTGCGGCGGGGGGTTATCCCCACACTACTACCATCTGAAAAAATTTATTACCTTTGTTAAAACATATCGATATGAAAATGAAACTTAACTTGAGCCAAAGCATATATGCGAGTAGCTCTAACGGAGCCGGCCCGGGCTTGACAGTTCAGGGAGGCCGATTGATTAACAGTCGTCCCAACTCAGAGATGGGTATTGTACAGGCGGCTAATGCACGTCGTGAGATGAAGCGTGAACGTAAGATTCAGACTTATGCTGAGGCTTATGCACGTGGAGAGCGTATGGCTGAGATGAATGAGATGATGCGTGGTATGTCATCTTGTTGTGGTAAACCTAATTGTGATTGCTGATATGAAACAGGAACAAGCACTTGGGATATTACGCCACGTATTGACATTCGTAGGTGGTGTATTGATGGCTAAGGGTGTGGTAACTGAAGGATGGGTTACTGATACTGTTGGGGCCATTATGACTTTGACGGGTTCTATTTGGTCTTTGGTTGACAAGAACAAGTAGTAGTTTTGGTTTAAGTTAAAAGAGGGAAGATTTCGGTCTTCCCTTTTTTTTGTCTTCTATGATAGATAATCGTCGCTTCAGTGTTTCTATTTCTGTATCTTAACTTATTGATTATTAACTTACTGTCGATTATGTCGATTTTAAAGTAAAACTATACTATAATAATAATAATAAAAGGAGGGAAATATATATATATATATAGGGACCAATAACTTCGACATATTGTCATCAATAATATGAGTTATACCAACTATAGTCGAGTAATAAACATTGTTATTTTTATCTTGCATTTTCTTTTCATTTACCATACATTTGCTTCAAATAATTAAATCAAATGATACCAACACAACAATCTTACTCTCCAAAGGACTTATTCTTTGGTGACACGGGTCGAAAGAAACTCGTCAACGGTGTTTTAAAAATGTCACGTGCGGTAAAAAGCACGTTAGGTCCACGTGGTAACACGGTGCTTATTGAGTCGGTTGAGCACACCCACGGACTTACAGTAACCAAGGACGGTGTAACCGTGGCCAAGTCCATTCAGTTATTAGACCCTGTGGAGAACCTTGCGGTTCGTATGATGCGGGAGGCGGCGGACCGCACTGCAACATCAGCAGGTGATGGGACAACCACTGCCATTGTCTTGACTGAGGCTTTGGTGCTTGGTGGTCTTGAGCATATCACTGAGAACTCAAACCGTATTGAGGTCTTGCGTAACTTGGTGGACTTGACTGACAAGGCGGTGGACAACCTAAAGAGACGTGCCCGCAAACTTACAAGCTCAATGCTCTTTGACGTGGCTACTATATCGGCCAACAATGACCGTGAGACCGGACGCATTATTGCTGACGTGTACAAGGCGGTTGGGAAAAATGGGATTGTGACGGTTGAGCGTTCGCAAACCGCTGAGACTTATTCTGAGACTACGATGGGATTGAAGTTTGACCGTGGTTACACTTCTCCGCTTTTCATCAACGACCAAAAGAAAGACGAGTGTGTCTTTGAAGACACGATGATTCTTGTGGCTGATATGGAGATTAGCAGCGTGCTTCAAATTGAGAACATACTAAAACCAATCATCACTGAGGGTAAGAAGCTTTTGATTATTGCTCCTTGCACAACCAACGTGCTCAACACACTTGCGGCAAACGTGATGAAAGGAAATCTTAAAGTCTGCATCGTGGCTCCGCCAAGTTTCGGTTACAAGCAACACGAGTTGATGCACGACATCGCAGTGAGTGTTGGTGCAACATACTTCAGTGAGAAGACCGGTGATGACTTGAGCATCATTACATACTTGGACCTTGGCCACGCTAAGAAGGTGGTGGTGTCAAACGATAGCACCATCATCCTAAAGTCTGACGTGAAAACAAATCCTCAAGTAGTGGCCGAGCGCGTTGAGCAGTTAAAGGTTGCTCTTGAGAATGCTACACGCAAAGCTGACAAAGACCATCTCTTAGAGCGCATCGCATCCTTGACCGGTGGTATCGGTGTCATCTACGTTGGTGGTAACACTGACCTTGAGCAAAAAGAATTGTATGACCGTGTTGATGACGCAGTGTGTGCAGTTCGCTCAGCTCTTGAGGAGGGTATTCTTCCCGGGGCAGGCAAGGCACTTGCTGAGGAGGCTGACAAATTACAGTATGAGGCAGGCAATGAGTCTCAAAATATTGCAGTGCGGATATTAAAGTCAGCACTTGTAGCGCCAATGACTCAGATAATTGAGAACGCGGGTATGTGCGTGCAGGACCACTACAATGGACGTGAGGAGTCAGGTGAGGGACTAAACGTAAAGACCGGTGAGAAGGGTGACCTTATCGCTATGGGTGTTATTGACCCGCTCAAGGTTACACGCAGTGCGCTTCAAAACGCAGTGAGCGTTGCCACCACTATCCTAAGTACTAACGCGATTGTCACTATGGCTCGCTCTTATGAGACTACCGATGGACAACAAGGACAGAGTAATTAAAGTGTTGGCCTTTCTCCTGCTCGTGATGATTGGCATTGCAATGTACCAACGCACTGAGTATGAGAATGAGCTTGGCTCATTAAGACACCAAATGAGTATTGACTCCATAACCATTAAAAGATTTCAAGATGCAAACAATGATTGAGAAACTTGTAGACCAATACCCAATGGAGGAGCTGCTAATAGCTGACGGGTTCAATGATGCCATCATCGGTATTGACAGTAGCTCAATGAGAGTTATCTACTCGGTTGAGAAGTGCATTGAGATTCTTTGCTTGGATGATGGTATGGACCCGGACGATGCGATTGAGCATTTTGAGTACAATGTCCGTGGAAGTTATGTTGGAGAACGTACTCCAATTTGGTGTGATGATAATTTCTAACTTTGCAAAAAAAAGATTATGGCAGAACAGTATATGAAAAATCCAACATACGTGTTGGCTACACAATACACAGGTGAATATGATTCAGCTTATTCAATCGCAGAAAAAGAATTTGCAAATTTTCCGGGCGGAATAAAATTTACACCTAATCAACGGTTTGTTTTTTACTTGAAGAACGCGCAATCACCCGAGGTTGTTATTGAGCCGGGGAACTTTGTAATTCAAGGAAGCGATGGTGAGTTTTTTACATTAACAGAAGAAGCGTTCTACGCACAATACAGAAGAGGATAATGAAACCAATAGGCAAATACATCGTCGTAATCCCCATTGACGAGGAAGTAAAGATGGAATCAGGTTTGATTCTTTCAGGGGAGGATATGAATCAGTTCAGATACAAGCGCGGAGTCGTTGTGGAGTCCGGAACAGACGTGTCAGCTATCTCAAAAGGAGATAAGTTGTACTATGATAAGGGACATAGCTTCACAATGGTCATCAAAGACACTCAGTACACCATCATTCGGGAAGCTGATGTCGTTGTTGTCGAATAAAAGCGTTCATCTCTTTGACCATATTACGGTAAACCTTGTCCGAATAGGAAACATTCTTGAGGAACATAGGGTTTTGAGACAGACTAACGGGGATTTCTTCCCCGTTTAGTTTTTTATAGAGCGATGAAATCATACGAACTGCCTTGTATGACAGTTGATACAGGGCTTTGTACTTACCGCTGCGTTTTCTGAACACCTCAATCCACCCTTCACTTCTCATTTTATCAAATCGTTTCTCGTTCCACGGTAAAACTTCATTAAACTCCCTGAACTTATCCTTGCTGAAATACGATTCAGAGTAGAGAAACAACAACATATCAAGTTCTGCCTGCGTTAAATTGTACTTTGTTTTGTAGTAGTACTGAATTACCCGCCAATATTTTAGGTAGTCGTTCTTGCGAGATTTCATTTGAATAAATTTGATTATATTTGTTGCGAAGTTAAAAAATTATATGATGGCAAACGAACAAAAACCTGCAGGTAAAATCAATCTTCAAGAAAGACTCAACGCCATCGGCGCAAAGAATGAGCAGATTCAAAAAGTTCAAGCTCTTCAACAAGAGAACTATAAACTCAAGCAGCAGATGGGTCAACGTAAGCAAGGTACTCGTCAAAAATTAGCTTCAAAAATTCCGGGCCTTCAGACATTGAAGAATACATTGGGAAAACAATTCACCTCAGGTGGTATTGACGTTTCTGATTTAATGTGAAAAATTTTAAAACCCCTATAAAAATGAAAAACACAGGTATGAATGTAAAAGGAAAGAAGGATATTCCAAATCTTCCTGCATCTTCACGTTTACAACCACCAAGCGGCGGCGCCGGCAATATGAAGACGCCAATGAAAGGGATGGTAAAAGGTAAGACCAAAACAAAAATGAAGTAAGATGGCTAAGAAAGTAGCTCCTAAAAAATCTGCCGCTAAAGGAATGATTTCCGAGTACGGTGGAATGGAGAAGTACCCATCTAAAAAGGCTATGATGGCTCACGAAAAGAAAGAGTCAAAGTCTATGGAGGCTTCAGAAAAGAAAATGTTCAAACAAGCTATGACTAAAAAGAAAAAGTAAAATGGCAAAGTCAACTAAACCCACTCCAACTGAGGAGGAATTGGCAGCATTGGCTGCTGAGAAAGCTGCATCTGAGCAAGCTGCTGCTGATATGGCTGCATCTGAGGATGCTCCTACTGAAGACGCTCCTGTAGTTGAGGAAACTCCTACTGAATGGCAGGGTAACTATACTCGCGCCTATCGTTCTTTTGCAGTTCCTTATGGCGCTGCAGTGGCAGTCGAGTCAACAGAACAAGCGGAAACAACTAACGCTCCTGTAGATGGCCAACAAGAAGAACCTGAAGTGTAATAGACCCGTTCCTTCTGACCGTCCCGGAAAGAAGATGATGGTGAAAGCCTGCTCCGGTGGGGAAGAAAAGCTTCTCCACTTTGGAGCTAAAGGCTATGGCAACAATTATTCTGCTGCCGCACGCAAAAGTTTTAAGGCAAGACACAAGTGTGACACTGCCGATGATAAATTGACGCCACGTTATTGGGCGTGCAAGTATTTGTGGAAAGGGCCCGGCGGTCCTACCACTTCCAATCCTTCTAATCGAAAAGGGAAGTACTAATGAAAGACGCTTGTTACAAAAAAGTCAAAGCTCAGTATGATGTTTTTCCATCAGCAAGAGCTTCACAAGCTATTGCCAAATGTCGTAAGGCATCAGGCAATGTGAAAAAGTCTGAAGAGGGTACGTCCTTGAAACGTTGGGAGAAAGAAAAATGGGTCGACACTCGCACGGGTAAGCCTTGTGGCGCCGGTGGTAAGAACGAATACTGTCGTCCATCAAAGCGCGTGTCTTCAAAGACACCGGTTACAAAGTCTGAAATCTCTCCATCTAAATTGGCCGCAAAGAAAGCTGAGAAGTCAAGAGTTGGTATGGGTAAAAGAGTTTCAAAAATCTAATGCTAAAAATTTATATCTTTGCCTTATGAGTAAGTTCAGCGAATTAAGTAACAAGATTCAAAAGAAGCAGGGTATCAGCAAGAAAAGTGCTGACGCAATCACTGCTGTTATTGGTCGTGAGAAATACGGTAAAAAGAAATTTCAAGAAATGGCAGCAGCCGGTAAAAAGAAAAAGAAATGAAAGCCTCAATCAGTAAAGCGGAAATGGATTCTGCTATTAGAAAAAACTCAGGGACAAAGAGAGCTTTGCTTAGCATTCCCGGAGCTATCTTATCACCAAACGCAGGTAGTACTTGTTACGATGAAGCTATCGTAAACAGAACAATCAAAACCAAGTTAAGCGGAATCATTTCAAAAAAATGAAAATAACTTATCATCCAAAGACACAGAGTCGGGGCCTTGGGGATACCATTGCAAAGATTACAACTGCAACGGGAATCAAGAAGGTTGTTGACACTATTGCTCAAGCAACAGGCGCTGATTGCGGTTGTGAAGCAAGGCAAGAAGCTTTGAATGAAATGTTCCCATACGAACCTAAAAAATAAAAAATTATGTCAGCATTCACATTAGTTTATACAAGAGCTTGGCAAGTCAATGCCTATAGTAATAAAGTAAATATACCATTTCCAAATCTTGTAAAAACAGGGCAATCAAGTAGCGCTGCTACTTATAGATTGATTGATTCATCAGCTAATTTTCAAGGAATACAAGTTGGAGACATTATTTTTGGAGGAACATCCCCCGGTCTTGCTTATGTAACGTCAGTGGTTAATAATACAACATTAGACATAAGTGAAGATTTATTCACAGGTACTGCTGAAGATTATGAAATATATCAAGGTCAGAATTACGGGTGTTACATATACGTACCAAGTGGATTGGATTATACCTCCGGAATGGTTCTTGAAGTTGAAACAATAGGTGGTGATATTATTTCATTTTTTAATCCACCTGCAGGTGTCTTACCTGTGCAAGTTTCTAAAGTTCGGACGAGTACAAATTTTTTTAAGTTAGTAGCTCTTTGGTAATATGAGACCTGTTGAAAGTGTTCAAGATAGCATAGCGGCTGCAGCAGCTTCTACATCTGTTGTTGGTGCGGTAGCTGCAAAGGCTACTGAGTTTCAGCCAATCATCTCGGCATTCTCCGGGTTGATAGCTATTATTACCGGTATTTTTGCAATTTGGTACTACATCAAACGAATAAATAAAATCGATGGCGAAACAGGTAGCGACTCAGAAAATTAGTAAGACTAAAGTTCAGAGAAAAGGTGTTCACGCTAAGACAAAGCAAAGCGTAAACAAGCAAAGCAAGAACTACAAAAAACCATACGGAGGACAAGGACGATGAACCTATCAAAAAACTTTACATTAGCGGAAATGACATTCAGTCCTACCGCGATTAAGAAAGGAATTGATAATACTCCAAACGCGCAGACGATTAAAAATCTTCAAGCGCTTTGTGAAAACATTCTTGAGCCATTACGTACCTACATAAAAGGTCCGATTAAAGTGAGCTCAGGGTACAGAAGTGATGCTCTCAATTCTATCATAGGTGGAGCAAAGTCAAGTCAACATAAAGTAGGTCAAGCGGCTGATGTGGTTTTAAATAATAAAGGAGCTGATGCCTTTCATTGGATTATGGCTAATCTTGATTATGACCAAGTTATTTGGGAGTTTGGCAACGATAAACAACCCGATTGGATTCACGTATCTTACTCCACAAAAGGCAATCGTAAGAATGCTTTGAAAGCCATTAAAGTAAATGGCAAAACAAAATACATTCCTTTCAATGGATAAAAAGCCTCGCAAGAAATTTAGAGACACTAAAGTTGGTCAATTCCTAAAGGATAAGTCTCCAAAGATTTTAGAAGTTGTTGGAGATGTTCTACCTGATAGCGGTGCTCTTGGTATAGCTAAGAACTTAATCAATATGGCTGAAGACCTTACTCAAGAAGAGAAGGACAATCTTATTGTTGAAATCAACGAAATGATTGAGAAGGCTCGTATTGAATTTGAAGACAGGCATTCTGCACGTAATCGTGAGATTGAGATTGCCAAGCTTCACAATAAAGACTTTATGTTCATAGCTACAGGAGCTATAGGTCTTTTGTCTTTTGCGTTCATCGTATATGCCATTGCTTTCCTTCATATTCCTGAGGAGAATAAAGAAGTATGGATTCATCTCATAGGTATTACAGAAGGTGTTGTGCTTTCTATTTTTGGGTACTATTTCGGTAGCTCAATCAAGAGAAACGTACAATAAGATTTTTCTGTTATCTTTGTCAAAATAATTAAATCAAAATCAAATGGAAGCTACAGTTGTTACCAACGAAGAATTGAAAAAAATTCAAGAGATGACCTCTAAGTTTAACGAAGCTAAGAATACTCTTGGAGATATGGAATTGCAAAAGCAATCCTTACTTAGACACATTGATGCAATGCGAGTAGAGTTCTCTCATAACGAGAAGCAACTTATTGAGAAGTATGGCGAAGATGCAATCATCAACGTGCAGACAGGACAGATAACACGTAAACAAAAATAATTATGGCGCCGGGAAAATTTATCGGAATGTTATTCCAATCAAGAGACGCGATGCACATCGCTCACCTTCAGACAACATCATTTGCTGAACACAAAGCATTGGGTGCATACTATGATGACATCCTTGATTTGACCGATAAATTTACCGAGGTTTATTTTGGTAGAAACAAGCGTGTTGAGATTGTAATTCCTGAATCAAAAAATATGGAATCCATTTCCCACCTTAAAGAAATGCAACAGTTGCTTGATGGTGAGAGAAACAATTACTCATCAGAACTTCAAAATATTATTGATGAGATGTTGAGTTTAGTAAACAAAACACTTTACCTTTTAACCTTATCATAATGGCTAAGATTAGTTCATACACCGTAGTAGGTAGCCCATTGCTTTCTGATATTCTTATTGGAAGTGATAGCAACGATAGCAATGCAACAAAAAACTTTTCCATAGGTGGTATGTTGGGTCTTGCTAATGACCCAAGCATACTAACAGGTTTTGTTCCTTATACAGGAGCTACTCAAGATTTTGCTCTTGGTGCTTATGGAGTCAGTGCTACTTTTGGTGACTTTGGAAATTTGTTAGTCCAAGGTGAAAATGCTTTTGTTTTTGGCCAATATTACAGTTCTGCAACTCAGCAACATACTGCGACAGGGACAGGATTGCCTATTGATTTTCCAAGTGGCATTATCTCAACAGGTGGAATAACTATTTCAAGTAGCAATAAAATAAACTTTGCCGCAAATGGTGTGTATATGATTACAGTGACTGCAAGAGTAGAGCATACAGGTGGTGGTGGAGATGCTCAAATTTCTTTATGGGCAACAAAATTAGGAGGGCTTGTTAATCTTTCTCGTCAGGTTTATACTGTTGCAAATACCCATATCCAAGACATAACATACTCTATATTAGTTAAAGTGTCTAATGTTGATGATATTGTAATAAATTGGTCAACAACCAATACTGCGGCTAAATTGATTCCAACAATACCCGGAGGTCCTTATCCTGCGTCACCATCAGTTATGGTTAATGTGTACAAAGTAGGCAAATAATGAATGGTGAGATTCGTAAAATATCTGTAGGCCCCGACTATAAAAGTGCTATGCACTATATGGTTGGTCAAAAGATATTGAGCGATACAAATGAGATTCACCATATCAAGTACGACGCTAAAAAATCTTCCATCAAAATTTTCATCATAAATAAAAAGAGTGAGGTAGTTTTGTGGAAGGAGTTTACTCAATCAATTCCAATCTCAATCGAATTTAATATTGATTTCTAATGAAATCTCCATCTCAGTTCATAACAAAACCATTAGAAGGGAAAAGATATAACAACACAAAACAAATAGGAGGAATAGAGTTCATCGTCAATACATCTGAGGAAGAACATAAATTCTCAAATCGTGAAGCGGTTGTTATTGAAACACCTTTAGGTTACACCGGCCCAATAAAGCCCGGTGATATTTTGCTTGTGCATCACAACGTTTTTAAGTTCTACAATGATATGAAGGGTAGAAGGAAAAGCGGCAAGAGTTTTTTCAAGGAAGATATTTTCTTGATTGATTACGAGCAGTTCTATCTTTACAAAAGAGACGGAGTATGGCATAGTCACGACAGATACTGTTTTGTAAAACCTATACCTCCAACAAATTCATACATTAGCAAACCATTTTCAGAAGAACCTTTGATGGGCGTTATGAGGTATTCAAATGAATACTTGAAATCAAGGGGAGTAAACGCAGGAGATATGGTTGTGTTTGCGCCTGAAAGCGAATATGAATTTAATGTAGATGGAGAAAAGCTCTATCGAATGTATGACCATCAAATAACAATCAAATTATGAATTTAATGTGCTTTGACAACGTGCTTGAAAATCCAAAAGAGTACGTGCAGGATATTTTAAAGTTTGGATTTCACGACTACTTTGATGGTTGGAAAACATTTAAGAATATACAAGCTCGAAATAACGATGAGTTTGAGAAGATTGTATTGGATTTATTCCCTGAGTATGATGCGAAGTGGAACTTTGTAAGAAAGTCACCACTTAATCAAGAAGAACCAAACTTCATCCATACGGATGAGATGATGGGAGACATCACAGTTATTTTGTATCTTAGTGAAAATCATCCTGAGAATGATGGAACCACGCTATACGACTCTGAAAACAAACCTATGTGTGTTGTTCATTCAAAGTTTAATAGAGCGGTTGCGTTTGACTCTGACTGCCCTCATTCAAGAAACATATTTGAAAACTTTGGTGAAGGGGATGATGCTCGTTTAATACAGGTTATATTCTTGGAAAGAAAGATATGAGCAAAGCACTTAAAGAGAAAATCATTGCTGCCGGATACAAAGCTATTGAACATCTTATTGAAGTGGCTGAGGAAAAAATTATGCAGAAGCACGTTGATAGTGATGGAGAGGTATCTGAGTTGGCTGCTGATAGATTGAAAAATGCAGCAGCTACAAAACGAATTGCCATCTTTGATGCGTTTGAGATTCTTAATAAGATTGAGACAGAAAAGGAAGCTCTTGAATCTATCGATAAAGGTCCAAGTAAAGTAGATACAAAACAAGGTTTTGCAGAAAGAAGGTCAAAATAGTTTATACCGTGTACTTGACAAGTATGTCCCCGGTGTTGCGATTGCCAAAAAGAACAAGGCTAAGTCTTGGGATTATGGCTACAACAAGGAATATGACTTTGTTGTAATATCTAAGTCGGGTGAGATTGGAGATATTATTCGGATAGCTGATTTGAATATAGCCCTTCCTCCAACTCCAAGTTCGTGTCTTCAAAGACACGAGAAAAAAGAGGAGCAATATTGGGAAAGAGAAGAGCTTCCTGCGCCTCTTGCAAAAATTCAAACTATATTTCAATGGAACGAAATGCCATCTGAATTTAAGAACAGATGGGTAGATTACATTGAGCGTCAGTTTGACTATAGAGAAGAGGGTATGTGGTTTATGAACAATGGAGTTCCTACCTACGTAACGGGGTCACATTGGATGTATCTCCAATGGTCAAGCATTGATATTGGATACCCTGACTTCCGTGAAGCCAATAGAATATTCTACTTATTTTGGGAGGCTTGCAAAGCTGATGAAAGATGTTTTGGAATGGACTATTTGAAAATACGTCGTTCCGGATTTTCTTATATGTCGTCATCAGAATGTATCAACATAGGAACACTTGCACGTGACGCGCGTGTAGGTATCCTATCAAAAACAGGAGCTGATGCTAAGAAGATGTTTACCGATAAGGTTGTTCCGATTAACAACCGCCTTCCTTTTTTCTTCAAACCTATTATGGATGGAATGGATAAGCCAAAGACTGAATTGGCCTATCGCGTTCCGGCTTCAAAGATTACGAAGAAAAATATGTTTGATTCTTCTCAGGAAGTAATTGAAGGACTTGATACAACAATCGATTGGAAGAACACAGAAGACAACTCTTACGATGGAGAAAAGCTACGATTCTTAGTGCACGACGAAAGTGGTAAGTGGGTAAAGCCAAATAATATCAAAGAGAATTGGCGCGTAACCAAAACGTGCCTTCGATTAGGTAGTAAGGTGATAGGTAAGTGTATGATGGGCTCAACCTCTAATGCTCTTGCTAAAGGTGGTCAAAACTTTAAAGACATATACGAAGACTCTCGAGTCCTTTCTCGAAATGCCAATGGCCAAACAAAGAGCGGATTGTATGCTTTGTTTATTCCGATGGAGTGGAATATGGAAGGCTTTATTGATATTTACGGAATGCCGGTATTTAGAAAACCTGAGAATCCTATACGTGGTGTTGATGGTGGTTGGATTACAAATGGGGCTATTGATTATTGGGAGGCAGAAGTTGAGTCTTTAAAGAACGACGCTGATGCTCTTAATGAATTTTATCGTCAGTTTCCAAGAACAGAATCTCACGCATTCAGGGATGAAAGCAAACAGGCTTTATTCAATCTGACAAAGATTTACCAACAGATTGATTACAACGATACGTTAATCAAAGAACACCACGTTACCCGAGGTTCTTTTATGTGGAAGGATGGTATAAAGGATACCAAGGTTATATTTATGCCTGATAAGAATGGTAGATTCTTAATCAGTTGGACTCCAAAGAAAGAGTTGCAAAACAATGTACACGAAAGAAACGGAATCAAGTATCCCGGCAATGAGCACTTAGGTTCATTTGGTTGTGACTCTTATGATATCTCTGCGGTAGTTGGGGGTCGTGGTTCGAATGGAGCATTGCACGGGATGACTAAGTTCCATATGGAAGAAGCTCCTACCAATCAGTTCTTTTTAGAGTATATTGCCCGTCCTCAGACAGCAGAGATATTTTTTGAAGATGTACTGATGGCTTGTGTGTTTTATGGTATGCCTGTATTGGCCGAGAACAACAAGGCAAGATTGTTGTATCATTTTAAGAATAGAGGGTATCGTGGATTTTCTATGAACCGTCCCGACAAGCATTATACAAAGCTCAGCAAAACTGAAAGAGAACTTGGCGGTATACCAAACTCATCTGAAGATGTAAAGCAATCGCACGCTGCTGCTATTGAGTCTTACATTGAAAAGTATGTTGGGATGGATTTGTCGGGAACCTACAGAGACCCTGATGAAATGGGTACTATGCCTTTCACAAGAACGCTTGAGGATTGGGCGAAGTTTGACATAAATGATAGAACAAGATTTGACGCCTCTATCAGCTCAGGATTGGCCATTATGGCTAACCAAAAACATCTTTATATGCCTGAGAAAAAAGAAAGCAAAATAAGTATTAACTTCGCAAGATACAAGAATGATGGAACAATAAGCCAAATGATTCAATGAAAGATATAGTAATAAACGTTTTGTCTACCGGATTTCCGAATCAATTTGCTACTGATGCGGAGAAAGCTACTGAGGCTTACGGTCTTCAGGTAGGTCAAGCCATCCAATATGAATGGTTCAGAAAAGATGGAAACGGTTGCCGGTATTATTCTCAGTGGAATGAATTTCACAAATTGAGATTGTATGCTCGTGGTGAGCAGCCTATTGGCAAGTACAAAAACGAATTGGCAGTAGACGGAGACTTATCTTATTTGAACTTGGATTGGACACCGGTTCCTGTTATCCCAAAGTTTGTAGACATCGTTGTTAATGGTATGTCTGACAGATTGTTTAAGGTTAAGGCTTATGCTCAAGATGCTTTGTCTCAAGCAAAGAGAAACAAGTATCAGGAGATGATTGAGATTCAAATGGCAGGTAAACCTGTTCTTGAAAAAATTCAAAATCTTACAGGGGCAAATCCATTTATGATGGACCCTCAAGAGCTTCCTGAAACTGACGATGAGTTGACATTGTATATGCAACTCAACTACAAGCCGGCGATTGAGATTGCTGAAGAAGAAGCTATCAATACTATATTCGACGAGAACCATTATCAAGATATTCGTAAACGACTTGACTATGATGAAACTGTACTTGGAATATCTGTTGCAAAGCACGAGTTTCTCCAAGGAGCAGGTGTTAAGATTTCATACGTAGACCCGGCTAACGTGGTTTATAGCTATACAGAAGACCCATACTTTAAAGATTGTTTTTATTGGGGGGAAATCAAAACCGTTCCTCTCACTGAGTTGTATAAGATAGACCAATCTTTAACTACTGATGACTTAGCTGAGATTGCTCAGTATAGTCAAGGATGGTATGACTATTACAACGTAGCTCGATTTTATGAGAATAGTCTTTTCAGCAAGGACACTTGTACGTTGATGTATTTCAACTATAAGACAACGAAAAGAATTGTTTACAAAAAGAAAGTTCTTGAGAGCGGAGCTACTCGTGTAATTGAAAAAGATGAAACATTCAATCCTCCTGCAGAAATGATGGAGGAGGGTAATTTTGAAAAGATTGATAAAATCATTGACGTTTGGTACGAAGGTATTATGGTTATGGGAACCAATATCCTTCTTCAGTGGAAGATGTCTGAGAATATGGTTCGTCCTAAGTCAGCATCTCAACACGCTTTACCAAACTACGTAGCTTGCGCTCCTCGAATGTACAAGGGAGCTATTGAATCTTTGGTTAGACGAATGATACCATTTGCTGACTTGATTCAAATTACTCACCTCAAGTTGCAACAAGTCATTGCGCGTGTTGTACCCGATGGTGTATTCATTGATGCTGACGGATTAAATGAGGTAGACTTGGGAACAGGAGCTGCCTATAATCCTGAAGACGCATTGCGATTGTATTTCCAAACAGGTAGTGTGATTGGACGTAGCTTTACTCAAGATGGTGAGTTTAACAATGCTCGTGTTCCAATTACTCAGCTCACATCAAACTCAGGAGCATCAAAAACTCAGATGTTGATTGCTAACTACAATCACTATATGGATATGATTAGAACTGTGACGGGTCTTAACGAGGCTCGAGATGGTTCCACTCCTGACCCTAACTCATTGGTTGGTTTACAAAAGCTTGCGGCATTAAACTCAAATACTGCAACAAGACACATTCTCGATGCAGGATTGTATGTTTACCGCTCGTTGGCTGAAGCCTTGACATATCGTATTGCTGATATTTTAGAGTACGCTGATTTCAAAGAAGAGTTTATCAATCAGATAGGAAGGTTCAATGTGTCAATATTAAATGACATATCAGACCTTTACATTTATGACTTTGGTATTTTCATTGAAGTGTCCCCTGATGAAGAGCAGAAGAATCAGCTTGAGCAGAATATTCAAATGGCATTGTCAAGAGGCAATATCGATATTGAAGATGCTATTGACATTAGAGAGATTCGTAATATCAAACTTGCTAATCAATTACTAAAACTCAAGAGAACTAAGAAGGAACAGAGGGAAGAGAAGATGGCTATGCAAAAACAAGCCATTGTTTCAGAACAACAAATTAAGTCTCAAGAGTTGGCCGGTCAAGTTGCTATGAAAAAAATTGAAATGGAAGCTCAGTCTAAGATGCAGTTGAAACAAGCCGAGGTAGCATTTGAGATTGAAAAGATGAAGCAAGAAGCTATGCTTAAAACTCAGCTTATGGCTGAAGAGTTTAAGTATAACCAACAACTTGCTCAGATTCAAGCAGGCACATTGAGTCAAAGAGATATGCAGAAGGAAGAGGCTAAGGATAAGAGGATAAGTATTCAGAATACACAACAATCAAAGCTTATTGAGCAACGTAAAAACAATCTTCCATCATTGAATTTTGAATCCAATGAGGATAGCTTAGATGGGTTTGATTTTTCTGAATTTTCACCTCGATAAAAAATATCAAATTTTTGTTTAAATTTGCAACAAATCAAATATAAATACAATGGAATTTAAGTCGGTTAGAATATTAGAAACAGGGGACGTAAAGAGTGTAGCTGAAAAAGAAGCTGAACTACTTGCGAATCACGAAGCAGAACAAGCAGCGGCAGCGGCAGCATCGCAAAATGAACCTCCTGTAGATACACCACCCGCAGAAGGTGATGAATCAAATGCACCTGACTTAAAAGAAGAAGACGTTCTTTCATATATTGGTAAGCGATACAATAAGCAAATCAATTCATTTGACGAGCTTATGGCTGAGCGTAATCAGGAAGATATGCCTGAAGACGTAGCCGCTTTTATGAAGTACAAGAAGGAGACCGGAAGAGGATTTGATGATTTCCTAAAATTAAGGGAAGACTTTGAATCAATGGATGGTGACAAACTCTTGAAGCAATATCTTCACTCAACACAAGAAGGTCTTGATGATGATGATATTGATGCGTTGATGGATGACTTCAGGTTTGATGAAGACCTTGATGATGAGTCAACAGTTAAGAAAGCAAAAATCGCAAGAAAAAAAGCTATTGCAGAGGCAAAGAAATACTTCAATGAGCAGAAAGAAAAATACAAACTACCCCTTGAGTCAAGTACGGTAGGAATTTCTGAAAGCGAAAAAGAAGAGTTCAATGCTTACAAGCAATATATGCAGCAAGCAAAAACAATCGAAGAGGAGAATGCTCGTAAGCGTCAATGGTTTGACCAAAAGACAAATGAGGTTTTCAACAACGAGTTCAAAGGTTTTGAGTTCAATGTGAATGACCGAAAACTTACTTTCTCTCCGGGTGACGCGGCTGAATTAAAAAAGATGCAGTCAACTCCACAAAACTTTATTCAGAAGTTTTTGGATGAGAGTGGCTTGATTAAGGATGCGGCAGGATACCACAGAGCGTTGGCGATTGCTATGAATCCGGACCGCTTTGCAAAGTTCTTTTACGAGCAGGGTATGTCCGACGCTACAGAAGATGTTACGCGCAAGATTAAAAACATAAATATGTCTGAGCGCAGAGCAACTGAAATAGCAAAAAGTCCGAATGGTATACAGGTTAGAGCAGTGAATCCTGACCACGGGAAAAACTTAAAAATTCGCAGCAGCAAAAGATAAAATTAAAAACCTAAAAAAATGGCAGGTAATTTAACAACATTCACTCCCGGGTTTACACAACCTTCGGTTGAGAGAGTAATTTTGGACACCAATTATATTGGTACAGGTTCAACCGCTTTTAACTTTTTGAATCAGTATCTTCCTGATACTTATGAAAAAGAGTTTGAGCGTTATGGCAATCGTACAGTATCTTCATTCTTGAGAATGGTAGGTGCTGAGATGCCTTCAAATTCTGACCAAATCAGATGGGCAGAACAAGGTCGTCTTCACATTAAGTACACCAACGTTACGGTGGGTACAATAACTGCAGGTTCTTCAACCTTGACAGTAACATTGCCTGCAAACCAATCTTCAGTTGCGGTACGTGTTGGTCAAACGATTATGATTCAAAACAACACTACAGGTGTGTTTAGTAAAGCAATCGTAACAAACAATCCTTCTGCAACATCTCTTGTAGTAGCTTTTTATGAAGCAACCCCTTCGATTGCTGCAGGTTCAGGATTTACAATTTTTGTTTATGGTTCTGAGTTCAAGAAAGGAACAAGTGGAATGTCAGGTCAGTTGGAGTCTGAAGACGACATCTACTCAAACAAGCCAATTATCCTAAAGGATAAGTACGCGGTTAACGGGTCGGATATGGCTCAAATCGGTTGGGTAGAAGTGACCACTGAGAATGGCGCTACAGGTTACTTGTGGTACTTGAAGTCTGAGCACGAAACTCGTCTTCGTTTTGAAGACTATATGGAGACTGCTATGATTGAAGCAGTACCCGGTGAGTCAGGTTCAGGAGCAGCTAACTTAGGCTTCTTTGGTTCTGAAGGTGTTTTCTACACCGTAAACAACCGTGGTAACGTATGGGGTGCAGGTAACCCAACCACATTGGCTGAATGGGACCTTATCGTAGGTCGTTTGGACAGACAAGGCGCAATCGAAGAGAACGTAATCTTCAACAACCGTCAGTTAGGTTTCGACATCGACAATATGTTGGCCGGATTGAATGGATTGGGTGGAACTGCTCCTGTAGTTTCTCAAGGTGCTTCTTTCGGATTGTTTGACAACGATGTTGAAATGGCATTGAACTTAGGTTTCAGCGGTTTCCGTCGTGGTTATGACTTCTACAAGTCTGATTGGAAATACTTGAACGACCCAACAATGCGCGGTGGTCTTAGCACAGTTGCTGCAACTGCAACAGGTACAATCAACGGTTTGTTGGTTCCTGCCGGTTCTACCAATGTGTACGACCAAATTATGGGTAAGAACGCTAAGCGTCCTTTCTTGCACGTTCGCTACCGTCAAAGTGAAACTGAAGACCGTCGCTACAAGTCTTGGATTACCGGTTCTGCAGGCGGAGCCGCTACAAGCGACTTGGATGCAATGGAGGTTAACTTCTTGTCTGAGCGTTGTGTATGTACCTTGGGTGCTAACAACTTCGTATTGTTCCGCTTCGGATAATACTTA